AAGCAGATAGGTTTGGTGGTGACCCTACATTAGCAAGTTGGTTAAAAGGCAACGGTATTGTGTTATCACAAACACCAAGTACAAGAGGTGTTAAGACAACAGGACCTCATATAGGTACAGGAGTCATCGGACCTACAAAGGCACAAGACTTTTTATTAACATGGCCTAACTTAGTAACAAACATACCCGAATTAGAAGCAGAAGCATCTGGCATAGGTGTCAACGCCTCCGCTCCGCAACCTGATTTTGTAACAAGAACATATCCATTAGCAATAGGAGTAGAAGGAAAAATATATCCAAGTTTTGCAATAGAGATGTTGCGAGTACAAACAGGCAAGCCTAGTTATATAATTAAAACAACAAACATAGGAATAGATGAATTTGCTGTTCCGCCATTTGATCCAATAGTTACATTACCAAAAGGTGATGCATATATACGTTACAACAACACATTTGAAGAAGTGGAATATGTAGACATAAACAGTTTGCCAAATATGGGTGGCAAATTTGTAATTGTGGGTGTTACAGCAGAGGGTGTTGCTAACCCTGTGCCTACTCCAAGAGGCAATATGTATCCACAGCATATACAAGCACACATGCTACAAAATTTTATAGATGGATCAAATATACAGCGGAACCAAGTATCGCCGCTTATAGAACTTCTGTGTGCGTTGTGTGGCATGATTTTAATAGCCATCGCGGTGTATAGATTGCCTTTACTGTGGACAGCACCTATTTCACTGCTGATTTTAGGTGGAGAAGCATATGGTAGTGTGTGGTTATACCAAAACAAATTACAGTTAGTAGATGCTACTTTTCCTGTGCTAAGTGGCTTCTTAATTTTTACACAATCAGCATTTAATAACTTCTATAAACAATACAAATTACGTCAACAAATCAAAGGGCAGTTTGGTACTTACATATCCCCAGACTATGTTGATATGTTAGTTAAAGATCCTAGTTTAATGAAACTAGGAGGCGAAAGAAAAGAAATGAGTTTTATGTTTGCTGACATAGTCGGCTTTACACCCATATCAGAAAAGTACATGAAAGCAGATGACCCAGAAGGATTAGTAGAACTAATAAACAGTTTCTTAGATAAAATGACTAAGATAGTTTTGAAGAACGGCGGTACAATAGACAAGTTCATGGGCGACTGTATAATGGCGTTTTGGAATGCACCTTTACCATGTGAAAATCATGCTGAGATGGCAGTTAAAACAGCAATAGAAATTGAACTGCTTGGCGACGAACTAGAAAAAGAAATGGAGGAACGTGGCTTACCAAGAGTGAAATTTGGCACAGGTGTAAACACAGGTACATGTATTGTTGGTAACATGGGTGCTGAAACTAGATTAGATTATAGTGTTGTAGGCGATGCTGTAAACTTAGGTGCTAGATTAGAAGCACAAACAAGAGCAGAAGACACACCAATTATTGTTTCTGAATATACATATCTACAATGCAGTGATATAGCATTTAGTAGCATAGGCGAAGTTACTGTAAAAGGTAAAGAAGAACCTGTTAGAATGTATGCTCCATTATTTAACGGTGAAGTTCGAAAACTTTACAAGTAATTATTCGTCAGGTGACCAGTGTTCCATAGAACGGAATACACTTCTAGCAGTTATTAAATCTTTCTTAAGTTCCACAAGATAAAAAAATTCAAAAGGCTTCTCGCCAATTTTTTCTAATGGGTAATGATATGTTGATGTTATTTTATCTACTGCTTGTATATCCTTTGTAACACAATTAATAATAGTATTACGCCATTCTGCATCTTTAAACATATCTAGTACAAAAACATGTACATGACTTTCAGGATTATAACTGTTCATTATATTAAGTAATTCATAATATAATGCTCGAATAGGATTTAAGTTTTCTCTGTACTTAGAACTAACAATAGGAAATCTCCATTTGTCCTCTTTGGTACATTGATGTTTATAAAAATATAAGTATTCTTCCATAAACGATTCATAAATGTTTTCTTGACTTTTACGCAATCTACTAGCAAGTATGCGTCTAAGTTTATTAAGTAACTTTAAATAATATTCAGACATATCATTTTTGTACAGATTATGCAAATCATCAGGATTCATACGACCGTCAATAAATTCGGGCGGTATTTCGTTAGACTTTGCAAACTTAATTAGTAAGTTTTCTAGTCTTATCTTTTTAAAATCTATTATATCTGGCATTTATGTAAATTCAATATAGTTTCAAGTTTCTCGTTACCTTTATTGTAACTTAAGGTCGCTCTAGCACCTTCGTGTAATGGCTTTGGCCATGTACCGATGTCTACCCAAGCATACCCACAACTTTCACCATTTAAATTTGGCATAAATTCGTGTTCTATGACTGCAACAAAACTATAATACATAAAGTTTTTATCTTTGCTTTGATAAACATCAATAGGATTCAGTTTATTAATATCTGGAACTAATCCTAGTTCTTCATCAAGTTCACGTGTTAAGGCTTCATATGGAGACTCGCCTTTTTCCACAAGTCCTCCCCAAAACCCCCAAGTGTGTTTATGTCGTTTGTCGCTGTTTCTGAATTGTAAAAGTACACGTTCTGTATCAAGAGCAAGAAATAATGTGCCTACGCCTATAACACCTACAAAAGGTTCTATAGGACTAGAGTCCAATATCCCGGATTGTATTCCCCCTCGTATATGCTCAGCCATTGTGTTCCTGTCCATTTGTATACTTTGTTTGTATTTAAGTTTTTAGTAATTGCTGTACTATCAAAGTTGGCACTTGCATCATATGATATAGTCCAATTAGAACCGTTAAATTCAATTATATCGTTTTCAGATGCATCAATGTTCCACTCTGGATATCCATTTTTTGAAAGATCTTCTGTAATTAAATATCGCTGACCAATTTCAAGGTTTGCTAATGTATTGTCTCCAGGTACATTATTATGAGGATTAATAATTTTTTCAATATTGCCTATTGTAGAAGCAGGCAATGTATCAGTGTCTAAATTAAAAATAAGTTGACTGTCGTCTGACGGATGTATTGCAATAGTTCCTGCAATATCCTGTGAGTCATCTTCCATGTCATTAGTGATTTTTAATTTTAAAATACTAGTATTGTCTTTTAATTCTTTGTCATACATTGCTAATAAGTCAGACCAACTCTTTGTTTCTATACCACCTGAGTCATATAGAGTTGCAGAATTGCTTAAAATACTAACTTTGTAGTTACCTGGCGAAACAATTAATCTCGATTGTATATCAAAACTTCTAAAGAAATCATGTACATCTTCATCGTAACCAATTTCACTTAGTGACTGTCCTCCAAAATCAGTAATAATATTGCTATGTATTTCGTGTATAATACTTTGTCTTTTAACTTTAGCAGGTGGATTAATCCAAATAGGCAATGTAAATGTTAATGTTGTAACATCTATTTGCTCGTCTACACCTGCAGGAATACTTCTATTTGTAAACTGTATATCCGTTAATTCAACTTCAACAATTTGTGTCCAATCAAACGGATTAGAGTTTTGTTGTAATTGTATGGTTGGATTGAATAATACTAATATTTGTTCCATAAGTTGTAATTTGGTATCCGTGTTAGGAGTCCAAATATCAACTTGCATAGTCAAATTATATGGAACCGGCATGTATCTATTAATAGTATATTGATTACCTTGTCCACTTTCGTAACTCTGCGTATCGTTATTAAACTTTCTTTCTGTGATACTTTTGGTATCTGTAAAGAATGGATCTTGTGTCCTATCCCTTGCAATCTGCAAACTTTGAATACTAACACCTATAAAAGGTGTGCTGTTAATAACGTTTTCTGAATTTTGTCTAAGAATATGCGAAACCATTCTACTTGGGTCTGCATATCTTATAGGCACAGTATTGTATCTTACATCTTCGCCGTCTCTACTGCCTTCTTTAACTTTGAATGCATGAAATATTCTAATAAATTGTAGAATATATCGTCTTATTTGTTCATCATACCAGTACTGCATAGTTAATTATCCGTCTTAGGCTTAACAACTTTACTTAGGTTTGTACGTTCTCCTGCTACAGTACCATCTGTGTTTGTTGTTTGTGTAGTGTTATTTATAAAGCCATCTAAAATTCTATTAGCACTCGAGAACACTCGCTTACTATCATCTGCAACTTTAACCCAACGATTGCCTGATTTTTTAAATATTCTGCTAGGACTAAAGTCTGTTCTTAAGAAATAATCACCATCAACTGCGGATAAAGGAAAAGTTATACCACTACCTAATAATGTTGCACCATTTGGGGCACCTTCTACAGTTCCTATAAATGGCTTGCCTTTTGCATTTTCATCTACAAATAAATGAGCACCTGCGGCATAATAAGGATCATGTGGTACATTATTTTCTGCTTGTTGCACAATAGCATCAGAAATATCAATTTCATCTTGATATGTACTAATAACATTTCGTAAATCATCCTCTTCGTCGCCGTAGCCAATAATATCTCTGTATTCTTGACTGTCGCTTATTGGGCCTAACTTACATCTCCACATATGAGGCCACCAATTAGGATCAAATCCTTCTGAAGGCCTACTTGCATCTGTGATTACATAAAATCTGTTTATAGCATCTTTGCGATCGTCTAGTAATAAGTCATCTCTCAAATGAGGTAACTCAATGACATCGCCTGCCATAAGTTTTCTGCCTATTGTTGACACCATTGTTTCAATATGAAAATTAATAAACAATGTGTCATTCTGCAAAAACATTCCAAATTGTGTTAAATCAAAGTCTGAATCACTAACAGTATATGTTCCTCTAAGTTCATATATGTCGTCATCATACTTTCTATCTCTATTTTCTAAGAATAAGACATCTTGTATAAATGTTTCTCCAGTTTTTTGATCTCCATCTGAACCGTAATCGTTATCTTGCTGTGGTTGTGTAAAATCATTAGTGTCACCTTGATCGTGTACACCTAAGTATTTGTGTATATTTACACCAGTGCCACCAGCATATATATTTTCCGCTACAATTCCATCGACAAATTTATAGTCGTTACGTTTTACTGGATTCCATAAACTAATTTTAGGCATAACTGTATTTATCAGATTGACAACGGTTTAATTTTTTGCTATTATAAGAACATGGAAATTTCAGAATACATAATATTTGGTATTTGTATATTAGGTGTGGGTTACACTTCATACAATATTGGTTACAAAGAAGGCATAGACGCAGGTATCAAACTCGGTGCTGGTTTTATGTTTGAGAAGTTCTGGGCGATGGGTAAACCACGCAAAAGAGACCCTCAAATAAGATACGTCGAAATGACAAAAGACGAGATTATACTATAATTTATCTTTATTTGACACCCTTTTTGCCAAAAAAATTATATATAGTTTTTAAAATGAGTAATTACTGGTATGGCTAGACAGAAAAAACAACGATCAGTGTATATCACTACAGAGCCCGATTGGAAGACTCTGAAATTAATCACAGATCCAGAAAAACAAAATGAAGCATTTCGCAGTTGCGAATATTTTGCTAGAACAGAAGTTAGTAAAACTAAAGGATTGCCTATTGTCAAAAGTTGGATTAAAGGTCATGCAGGATGGTCACCAGAAGATGTAAAAATTATTTTAGCAAATCCGGACTGGACTTTTAGTTCTTGCATAAGCACACTTTTTGTATGGCACAAATTAGGATACATGCCAGACCATTTACGCGAACATTACGAAAAACGTAAAAATGAAGAGTGGATGCCACGAGGCAAAAAGGCTCTAGCAGAGAAGATAGAAAAAGTCGAAGCAAAATTAGCCAAGCCTGTAATCAGTATACAGCAAAGAATGAAAGAACAAGTGTCTGATTTGTGCGGTGAGTTTGAATTCTTTATTGATCAATGGATTGATGGAGAGAAAATACTCAAAGAGTTTGACCCGTATAAAATGATGATGTCTTATCAGCCTGAAATTAAAGGCCCTCATGCTAAAATAATTAAAGAAGATTTTGAAGCACAATACAACGAAGCAAAATTAGTAGTTGAATGGCAAGACGAAGACATAAAAGAAGGCTATAGCCACTTTGATGCTAAGATGCGTAAGACCTTCTTACAAGTGTTTGAAAAGATCAATACTGCTTGTGATACTATTATTGCCACAAAAGCCACTACACGCAAGGCTCGTAAGCCTAAGGCACGGTCTAAAGAGGCTATCGTGAAGAAATTAAAGTATGCTGTAAACTTTCCAGAGTTAGGATTAGCAAGTTTGCACCCAACAGATATAGTTTATGCTAATGAAGTTTGGGTGTACAATACTAAAACTAGAAAGATTGGTGTATATCATGCTAAAACTGTAGATCCTAGAAACATGCAAAGACCAGGTACTGGCATTATGATAAAAGGTACTACATTACAGGACTTTGATGAAGAAACTAGCACACAAAAAACTTTGAGAAAACCAGCAGAAATGCTTAAAGGATTTGATGCAGGTAAGATGAAATGCAAAAAATCATACGAAGAACTAACCACAACACCTACTAAAATGAACGGTAGATTTAACGAGCACACAATAATACTACGAACTTTTTGATAAATAGTTTACATGAGTGCAACAGAAACCCCTAGGGATAAACTAATTACAGAGATCAAGTTACGTTTAGGTGACGGAATGATCGACGTGGAATTAGACCCAGAACACTATAATCTAGCAATAGACAGAGCAATTCAAACACTTAGAAGTAGAAGCGATTCTGCTGTAGAAGAAAGTTATGCTTTTTTGCAAACACAACCAGATGTACAAGAATACACACTTCCAGGTGAAGTATTAAATATCAGAAGAGTATATCGAAGAGGTGTTGGTGGTGGTAACATAGGTACAGGTACAAACTTTGATCCGTTTGACGTTGCATTTCAAAACACATATCTAATTAATGCAGGTGTTGTTGGCGGTCTAGCCAACTATGATGCATTTACTCAATATAAGGAAACACTTAACAGAATATTTGGTGGTGATTACGACTTTACATTCAACACTAATACCAAAGTGTTAAAACTATTGCGTAGGATATCTATAACAGAAGACATTATGATACAGATTTCTAATTTAGTACCAGAACAAAATTTATTAGAAAACGAGTATTCCAGACCATGGATGGCAGATTGGGCATTAGCAGAAGCAAAAATGATGCTCGGTGAAGCAAGAAGTAAGTATGCTTCAGGTTTGCCAGGGCCACAAGGTTCCGTTCAGTTAAATGGCGAGGCTTTAAAGCAAGAGGCCATGACTGAGAAGGAAAGATTATTACAGTCAATAATTAATATGGAAGAAGGAAATAAAAATTACGGCTTTGTTATAGGATAAATGAACACAATAGGATTATTAGGTAATATAGGATCAGGTAAAAACACCGTAGCACAATATTTGGCAACTAAAGGTTGCATTCCAACATCATTCGCAGGCCCACTAAAAGACTTATGTGCAAACGTATTTGGCTGGGAAAGAGATTTATTAGAAGGCGAAACAGACGAAAGTAGACAGTTTAGAGAAACTGTTGATATGTTCTGGAGCAAAAAATTAAGTATACCTAACTTTACACCTAGATTAGCATTACAGTTAATAGGCACAGATGTAATGCGTAATCATTTTCATGAAAATATATGGATTAGCAGTTTAGAATACAGAGTTAAAAAACTGCATCATCAAAACGAGTGTGTTGTTATTAGCGATTGTCGTTTTCAAAACGAAGTAAACATAATTAGAGCAATGAATGGTACTGTAATCTTAGTAGAAAGAGACGAAAAACCTGAATGGTATGATATTGCACTAAAGGCCAATGAAGGCGATGCTGTAGCAAGACACATAATGAATAGAGATTTCAAACAAATTCACGCCAGTGAATGGGATTGGATCGGTTGCCACATCGACTATACAGTAAAAAATACCAGCACCAAAGAAGAACTATTCGAACAAGTTGATAACATTATCGATCAACTTCCCCAAAAACCTGAAATATTTACAGAAAATAATATAGAAATTATTTGAGATCTTATTTATCTCTTTTCGGTAATTTTGCTGATTTGCCATTTTTATAATACCACAATTATTGCATTTTTTAATAAATACATGTAACCAAATAAGGTATTATAGGAGAAAAATATGGCAACATTAGTATCACCTGGTGTAGATATTTCAGTATCAGACGAATCGTTTTATTCGCCTGGCGGTCCTGGAACAGTACCTTTGATTGTAATTGCAACAGCAAAGAACAAATCTAATCCCGATGGATCAGGTCTAGCACCTTATTCCAAAGCAGATACAGATAACGAACTTTACTTAATTACTAGTCAAAGAGAATTGTTACAGCAATACGGAAATCCACAATTCTACAGCACAGGAGGAACTCCACAACATGGTTACGAATTAAATGAGTACGGTTTATTAGCCGCACACAGTTTCTTAGGGTTGGCTTCAAGAGCATACGTTCTTAGAGCAAACGTTGACTTAGATGAATTAAAACCATTGTCAAATGCACCGTCGGCTGATCCGGCAGATGCAACTATATGGGTAGACTCAAGTGCTACTAAGTGGGGTATCTTTGAATATAACACATCTTCAGACAAGTATGAAGAAAAAACAGACGTAAAAGTATTTACGAAAGAAGAAATTACAAATGGTGGCGTACCAAAACCATCAGTAGGTAAAAATGGCGATATCGGGATCTTAGGTATAGATCAAAACGGTAAAGCAAAAGCAGAAATAGTTTATTACTACAAAGCATCATCTGTATGGCATGAGTTCACAGATGCATCTACATTTGAATCAAATACTGGTAAAGATTGCCAGTTTGTGACTCACTTGAATAGACCAACAACACAAAAAGATGGCGGTAATCTTGCAAGTGGCGATATAATTGTTCAGACAACATCAGCCGCAAGTGGACTAAAATATGGACTTAAAGTTTATAATTCATCTACAGCATCATGGGTC